TTAAATATTCCAGTGGATCTTAATTTTATTATCGTTCCATACGTCTATTTTTTTAATTAACTTTTTTACGATAAATTTCTGCTTATCATAGTCGAGACTATCAATGTCCTTTATTTGAGCTAATATTTCGTTAAAAGCTACAATTTTATCGTCATCATTTGGCTCTTCAAGCGGTGCGAGTTGTTTTTTTAGCGTTTCTTCTTGAAGCTTTAAATCAGCGCTTTTCTTACTGATATTATCAATATTGACATCATCAGAAATAACGTAGAGGTCAATCAACCTTTGTTGCTGTTTTCTGACTTTCGCTAATTCTTTTTGAATTGCTTCCACATCAATATCAGGTTTCTTCTTAACCGGTTTCTGTATTGATTGAGGATTCAACGCTAAATTCTTAATTTCATTTATCACAGCAGGCTCTAAGTCTTTAGCATATACGAGCTTGAAAGGACAATTAGGATCCATTATTTTATACGTCCTTGTCTTTTGCTTTGATTTGTATGTGCTAGGACAGTTATAACGAAGTTTGCGTTTACCGTTATATACGTAAGAGTTAACGAAGAGAGTAGCACCACAATAGCCACAACGTAGTAATCCTGATAGCATGTATTTTGATTGGAAGGGTCTAAGCTTCATATTGAAACGTTTATAGGTGGCCGTTTGGCGTTCTTTTAATTCATTCTGTGTCTTGTTGAACGTTTCCTCGTCAATAATTGGAGAAAATTTACCATCATATGTTTTTCCATCATATCTTATTTTGCCAAGGTAGGTTGGATTGCTAAGAATATACCTTATTCTAGTATCAGACCAGTTCTTTTTATTTCCGATATGTCCTTCTAAGTTAAGTGTTTCTTTTATCTTATTAATTGACGTGCCACTAAGATACATCTTGTAAATTCGTTTCACTATTTCAGCTCTTAACGGGTCTACTTTATAATTGTCGCCATCAACTTCATAACCAAATGCAGGATTATTGAATTCCATAATCTTACCAGACTTAGCACGACCAACTCTTCCCATTGACATGCGCTCTTTGATTTGCTCACGTTCTAATTGAGCGAACACACTTAGTATTCCGATCATTGCCTTACCAAATGCGGTTGAAGTATCGAAATTCTCTGATAAGCTAATGAAATGGATATTATTCTTTTGGAAGACATCTTCGATAAGGTAAAGAGTGTCCTTTTGACTTCGGCTCAATCTGTCAAGTTTATAGACAAGCACAGCATCGTATAATCCTGTATCTGCATCTTTGATAAGCTGTTGCATGCTGGGGCGATTGATATTTGATCCGGAGCGACCAGGATCTACGTACTCTTTAACAATCGTCCAATCTTTAATTTCACAATATTTTTTAAGTTTATCTTTTTGTTCATTAATTGAGTAACCTTCTTCTGCTTGTTCTAGTGTCGATACCTGACACGGACATAAAGTGCTACTTTCATGTCCCTAATCACGTCCTTTCGTACATGTGTTCTTTATGGTGTCTTTTTAAACCGGTCGAATTCGACCGGTTTAAAAATTGAGCTAATTCATTTTAATAATCATAGTTGATATAATAATCAAAAAAGGTGGTGATTGTTTTGAAATTGTTTAAGCTATTTAATACATTAAAAAAAGAACATGATCTTTTAAAAAAACAAGTTCATAATAATCAGTCCATCATTGAGAACAGGCAAAGTAAATTTCATAATGATTTTCTACAAAAAAAGAAAGATTTTGAAAATAAAAATTAATTAAAAATATAGTGCAATTGGCTTTACGAAACTATCGCCATTTTTAAGGAGTCCAGAAGAAAAGAAGGTCATTTCAGATAATGCAGGCACGATATTGCCGAATTTTGACAAATCTTGAATATCATTGTTGGCCCCTAAAACATTAGAAAAAATTGACTCTATACTTACATCTTCTGTTTTAGCTTCAACAATTCCCAATACGGTTATAGGGCGAGAAGAATAAGCAATAGATTGTAATTCTCCATTGTTCATTCTGAAGTGATCATTATTTGCTAAAATAGTTGCTCCATCCATATGAATTAAAATATTCCCTTGAGTCATTAGATTTCCAAAACTCATAAAGTGTGCCATTAACTTAAAATTGCTTTCCAATTCTTTGCTCCATCCATCGGTAGCTTGCATCATATTTTTTAAATTAGAATTGAGTCCATTTCCACGATCTGAGCTCAAAACTTCACTTGAGAATTTAAAATCAATTAATGAGAACGGGGAAGTGGTTAAAACAAAATCTCCTTCGCTAGCAGTACCTAATTCTTTAATCAACTGCTTCTCATTTAGAAGATTAATCAAATTATTTAAATTGTAATCGTTTAGTACCACATTAAGATCTTTACCAAAACTTTCCGAATCTTCACTAGCAGCTGTATGTGTATCAGCTCCTTTATATTCGCCCTTAATAATAGACGGAATACCACCGCTAATGCCAGAAGTATTACTACTAGTATCCGAAGTTCCACTTTTGCTATCATTACTTGATTTGTTAACTATTGAATCAATATATCCTTTGTTTAACTGCGCGAGAGCAGAATATAATTCAGTTTTATTAAGAAAAATTATTTCTTTATATTTATCATCCATAGTTTCAGTATTTCCTTTCTTTATGGCACTTGACCATTAGCAATTCGTTCTGCTGCTTGGTTCATCTTGATATTTGTTTCGTATTGAGTATCAGGATCACCACAATAAGACCCTGCATCGTTCCATTGCGTCATCTTGTGACCATCAGTTGTGTAAGATGTGTATTCTTTGAAATTAGCAGGAACGTCATCAGGGCGCTGATCTTGTGAAGGCGTCGCTTGTTGCTGTGGCTGTGCAGGAGATTGGCGTTGAGTATTATTTTGTGCTGTGCTAGCATGTTGTGTGCTACTTACTTGAGTAGAAGATTGTTGATTGCTTGAATTACTATTTGCATTAGAAGAAGTAGAGCTTTGATTATCATTGCTTTGCTTCTTCTTTTTATTTTGCCTGTGTTTCTTGCTTAGTTGCTTCTTTAAAGAAGAATTTTCAGCTTTTAGGCTACTATCATTAGAAGTCTTTGTGCTTTTTGATTGCTGATTACTACAAGCTGCTAAGCTAACACCCGCTAGCAATGTGGCACATATTAAACCTATCTTTTTCATAAAATCCTCCAAATTATTTCTTGAATTGCTTTCCACAGTCCATACATACAAAATCAGTTTGATTTGTATTTTTACCTAGAAAGCCAGCGACAGCACCAATCCCACCGGTTAATACAGCGCCGCCGATAGCTTTCCCGGCAGAGAAGTTCTTATGATGTTGTCCTAATGGTTGAACGTTGCTACTACCGCAATAAGGGCAGAATAATCTTCCGGTGTTTTCTCGATTAATAGCTTCTAGTATTGCAGTGCTTGTCATCTGATTAATTTCTCTTTTAAGGTCAGCAGGAACAAAGTGCTTACGAGCTTTATCAGTATCGAAAAGTTTATTAACGTCTTGATAACAGATAAATTTATGGTCTTGGGTAAATCCTTTATCATCAAGAAATCCGATCTTATTTTTGCATACAAAGCATTTCATTAATCTATTTCTCCCCCGTATAGCTTTTAACGTCGATCACGCTTGGACGTATATTAATAATTTAAGATAACTTCTTTAACAATATTTTCATCGCGCGACGGGATATCGTTTTGGCGCATAAACTCAAGATAATTCACCGAGTGTGGATCATCGCCAGTGACGTCAATGTAATTAGAGAAAAGGTATTTAATCATAAATTTGTTAGCGCCATATTCCATTTTCATCTTCATAGAAATTGTTACATCATAAAGTTCTTTTTCGTCACGTTGCTTAGCAAGATGACCTAATTCATGAATTAAAACTGTTTTTTGCTGAGTTTCAGTTAATTTAGTATCTATGTATATAACTGCTTTCCCTTCTAAAATAGGTGGAAAAGCAATGCGTCCCGGGCAATCAAGGCTTCCATACATTACTACGGCATTCAATTCTTCGAGAAGTTCTTTCAACTTATTATCCATAAAGCAGGGCGACCTTTTACTCTTTATTTCTGAGATAACTTTCTAGTAAATCTTTCATTACTTTCTTATCATGTTCAGTAACGGGTTGGCCTTCGAATGACATAATTGTTCCGAGAGCTTCATCAACAGTCGCATTATGTACTTGATCTGCTTTACTCTTGCGCCCTAATAAATAATCAGTAGAAACATCGAAATAATCAGCTATTTTATTTAAGACTTTAGGGCTAGGCTTTCTTTTATTCGTTTCGTACATTCCTAAAGTGCTTGTTCCAATTCCTAATACTTTTGCTAATTGGAATTGTGACATATGATTATTTGTCCTTAAATCGGCTATTCTATTACCTATGGACATATCCTTCACCTTCTTATAATTACTAACTGTGATAATCATATCACTATTTGTGATGAAAGAAATATCAAAATAGTCACTAAAAGTGGTTGACTTATCACTATTAGTGATATATTATAATAGCCGTAAGATAAATCACTCTTAGTGATAAGGAGGCGATGTGATGAGCGTCACACCTAACAAAGTCTTAATTGATTTGAGACATGAAAAAGGTGAATCTCAGGCTCAAGCAGCTAAGAATATTGGTATTTCACAATCAATGCTCGCTATGCTTGAAGCTGGTTATCGTAAAGGCAGCGATGACACTAAAATCAAGATTGCTAACTACTACGATAAGTCAGTGGACACTATTTTTTTTGCAGTTAATTGTCACTCTTAGTGATAAGGAGGTAATCAAATGCAACAACTATTTAATTTTAACGGACAGCAAGTCCGCACAGTAACTATTAACAATGAACCTTACTTTGTAGGTAAGGATGTGGCAACGATTCTTGGATATAAGAAGCCTGAAAATGCCATTGCCAATCATGTAGAGAACGAGGATAAAACCACTACCCTGATTCAGGGGACTGGTTCTAATTACAAATCCAAGTCAGTAATTATCAATGAATCCGGCTTGTACTCATTAATTCTTAGTAGCAAGTTACCAACCGCTAAAGAATTCAAGCACTGGGTAACAAGTGAAGTTCTACCAGCTATTCGTAAACATGGTGCCTATATGACACCACAAACAATCGAAAAGGCTCTCCTTAATCCAGATACAATTATCAATCTTGCTACTCAGTTGAAAAAGGAACAAGAGCAACGTAAGCAACTTCAAGCAGAGAACGAACAGATGAAACCTAAGGCTTTATTTGCGGATGCGGTTTCTACAAGCAACTCAAGCATTCTAATTGGACAGCTTGCCAAAATCCTTCGCCAAAACGGAGTAAATATTGGGCAAAATAGACTGTTTGCTTGGATGAGAAAGAATGGCTACTTGGGAACAAGAGGAAGTAATCGTAATGTTCCTACTCAGCGTTCGATGGAGTTAGGACTATTCAAAACTAAAGAAACAGTAATTAATCATTCTGACGGGCATACAACTGTCAACATTACAACGAAAGTAACTGGCAAAGGACAACAATATTTCATTAACAAGTTCTTAAATGCACCAGTAATTGAAGCTTAGGGGGTGATCAGATGGAGATAATCAACGTAGACAAGGACGGGAACGTTATTCCTGACCTTTCAAAGAAAACAATTCCCAAGGATTTAAGCGATGTAATCGTTGAAATGATCTATGAAGCACGTTCTAAGGAGGTGATTTGATGTTAGGACTAGCAATTCCTTGGGTGGTAATTATGGTTTGCTTCTTAATTGGAGCAATCGTCAACGTTATCGAGGGCGAGAAGCTGAATGTGCTGAAAGAAAAGTACAGAAAGAAACATTAGGAGGTAAAGAAAAATGAAAGACGGAATGGAACGAATTAATCAACTGCTTGATGAGTATGATTTCCCATTAAATGCCATACAAATGGTACGGGAACGCTTAGGCGATTGGTTCATCAGTGGCGGTAAGCCGACTGATGGCTATGTTTGGCAACAAGCACGCTATCTTGAAAATCTAATTCGCTACGGACTAGCTGAACGAAAGGCGGTGATTGAATGAGCAAGCTGAGCGATTTTTTGTTAAAGCGACGTCATGAATTGCGAATGACTCAAGTTGAGTTAGCGCAATGGTTCAATCTTACTGACAGAGCAATAGCAAATTATGAGAAAGGAAGGCGTGAACCTAGCTTAGAAATTATGTTGAAGTACTCACGTGTCTATCACGTAAGTATTTACAAACTTGTGGACTTACGAATTGAAGATATTAAAGGAGGTGAAACAAATGACATTAACAAAAATAGTTAATTCTAAGCTCTTAGCAATGCTAATGGGCGCTTGGATAGCTTATTGCGCAGGCGTTGGTGATTATGGCGGAGCGGTATTCCTGCTGTTCTTCTATTCGCTGATGCTGTGGGATTTGAACGCAAAAAAAGCCACCGGATCCGACGCATCCGATGGCAATAGAAAACAAAATAAATATATTTAGGAGTTCATTATACCATGTTTGACGAAAAATTGAAAAAAGCAGAGGGATTTATCCTTCTACAAAATAATCTAATGAACGCAGTATTTGTTAAGCAAGCAACCCCCGTAGGTGATGTTGAAGCACTTACTCGCTATTACGAATCGCAACAAACTTTATCAAAACTATTTAATAAGCAAATGGGGTGGATGTAATGAACCTATCTGAAATCTTTGCCCGTAATTTGCGAGTTCGTATGGCAACGCTCAGTTTCAAAACAAGTGACTTGTACAAGATGACAGGAATATCAAAGACAACCATAATGGCTCTGGAATATGGGAAAAATAAGGGAGTTATGTTTGAAACTATCGACAAATTAGCAGTAGCACTTGAATGCAAACCAGAAGATTTTTTCAAACTAAATTGCGAATGGACTAGTAAATCACACACAAACAACTGGAAGAATGAGGTGGTCAAGTATGACTAATCAAGTAGCACAACAGCAGAAACCGACTAAGCTAACCGATCTTGTATTAGATCGTGTTAAACAAATGCAAGACACGCAGGACTTGTCACTACCCAAGAATTACAACGCTTCTAATGCGTTGAATGCAGCCTTTCTCGAATTACAAAAAGTACAAGACCGTAATCATCGGCCAGCCTTAGAAGTATGTTCTCATGACTCGATTGTTAAGTCCTTGTTAGATATGACACTGCAAGGGCTATCCCCAGCAAAAGATCAATGCTACTTCATCGTATACGGCAATGAGCTTCAAATGCAACGGAGCTATTTCGGTACTGTTGCAGCAGTTAAGCGACTGGATGGTGTTAAGAAAGTTAGGGCAGAAGTTGTTCACGAAAAAGATGACTTTGAAATTGGTGCTAATGAAGACATGGAGCTAGTCGTTAAGAGGTTCGTTCCTAAGTTTGAAAATCAAGATAATCAAATTATTGGAGCTTTTGCCATGATTAAGACTGATGAAGGTACTGACTTTACTGTTATGACTAAGAAAGAGATTGATCAGTCATGGGCACAAACACGTCAAAAAAATAACAAAGTACAGCAGAATTTTAGCCAAGAAATGGCAAAGCGTACTGTGCTTAATCGTGCCGCTAAGATGTTTATTAACACGTCTGATGATAGTGACCTTTTAACTGGTGCTATCAACGATACAACAAGCAACGAATACGATGATGAGCGTCGAGATGTAACGCCCGTTGAGGATGAAAAACAAAGTACTGATAAATTGCTAGAAGGATTTCAAAAGTCACAAGAAGCGAAGGCTAAGGGGGTAAGTAATGATGGCAACAGCAACGAAGGCAAAGAAACCAGTGAAGAAGTCGCAGACGGACAAACAGAACTCTTCAGCGAAGGGACAATCAAACCAGCCGATGAAGCTGACAGCTAATAATTACTATAGCCATGAGACCGATTGGCAATACATGAGCGTGTCACTGTTTAAGGATTTTGAAAAATGTGAAGCTCGTGCCTTAGCTAAGCTCAAAGAGGATTGGCAACCTGTATCTAGCCCTGTACCGCTTCTTGTTGGTAACTACGTTCACTCATACTTTGAGAGTGCAAAAAGCCATCAAGACTTTATTGAAGCTAACAAAAAAGAGTTAATGACCCGACCTACTAAAACTAATCCTAACGGACACCTTAGAGCTGAATTTAAGGGTGCTAATAGCATGATTCAAACGTTGCAAGCCGATGATATGTTCAATTACTTCTACGCTCCAGGCGACAAGGAAGTAATCGTAACAGGTGAGATTGACGGCTACTTGTGGAAAGGCAAGATTGACAGCCTTGTGCTTGATAAAGGCTACTTCTGTGATTTGAAGACCGTTGACGACATCCACAAGGGTCACTGGAACACTTATGAACATAGATATGTGCCATTTATTCAAGACCGAGAATATGACCTACAGATGGCCGTTTATCGTGAATTAATCAAGCAGACCTTTGGTAAAAAGTGCCAGCCACTTATCTTTGCGATCAGCAAGCAAACGCCTCCTGACAAAATGGCAATTGATTTTAACGGCGTTGATGATGATTACCAAATGCAAGCCGATTTAGACAAAGTGAAAGAACTACAACCGCATTTTTGGAAAGTGATGACTGGAGAAGAAGAACCTGTTCATTGTGGCAAATGTGATTATTGCCGTGAAACGAAGATGTTAAGCGGATTTATACATGCAAGTGAAATCGAGGTATAGAAACATGGCACGCGTTAAAAAAATTAAGATTAAAGGCTTCACGATCATTGATAATGACATAATCAATGATCCAAGAATGCACCTTAAAGCCTTAGGACTCTTTGCGTATATGTGGAGTAAGCCAGATGATTGGCAATTCTATATCAGTGAGATTGCTACACATTTTAAAGATGGTGAATCAGCTGTAAGCAGTGCGATGAAAGAGTTAATGGAACTTGGCTATTTGAAGCGAACTCAAAATCGGAAAGACGGTAAATTTTCAACGTATGATTATGTTCTCCAAGAAATACCGAAACCAGAAAATCACAGTTCGGTGCCGAAAGGCGATTTACCGAAACCAGAAAAATCGAAATCGGAAAAACCGATTCCGGAAAATCAAGGACTACTAATCACTGATAACACTAATACTGATTTAAATAATACTAATAAAGTGTTAAGTGATGCACAGCATTCCGTCAAAGATGTTTTCGAGCTTTGGCAAAACAACTGGGGATTTCCTAATGGAATTGCTCAACAAGATTTAACTGAGTGGACGAATAAATATGGAGCTGACTTAGTTCTTCATGTAATTACGTATGCATTAAGAAGAAATATAGCTTCTAAGGGCGCTGATCGCTATTTAGCAAAAACGTTTGAACGATACGATCAACAGTCAATTAAAACGGTGGAACAAGCTAAAAAGTCTGAACAACAACACGAGCAACAAATGAGCCGTGAATATCAGCAAAAGAGTGGCTCACGTAAACGTCAACCAATTAACGAACCAATGCCAGAGTGGTTCAAAAAGCAACAAGAAGAACAGCCTAACAAACAACACTACGAAAGAATTGATGATAGTGGGGATCCGATGCCACATGACTAAAGAAGAAGTGAAAAAGAAATGGGCTTCTACTCGGAAGCTATTAGAAGTAACTGATAGTGAATATAACGGTGTAACACAAGAAGCTGCTAACCTGCGTTTTATCAAAACTAAGCTACAAATAGCAGTTTATTATCTGCAAATGCTTGATGAGCATAATTGCGAGTATCAAGTACCTTGGAATAAAGAACAATTTAAATGGCTACTTAGAAAGCCTGTCGGGGATAAAAAGAAACAACAGGCTAAAGAATGGTGCCATCAGTGTTGTTTAATACGTGACAAAGCCTGCACCAATTGGAATTACAAGGAGGCAAAGACAGCATGAAAAACAATAGCTTAATTAAGCAGATTAATGATTTAATTTTTGCTCCAGAAGAGGAGATTGCATGGATTGGGTCAGCAGATGGCAAGCTTGCAATGAATTGGGAAGAATTTAGTTTTCATTTTTCTCAGCTCAATCATGATCCAGAAGACGCCAAACAAGAGTTAGCAGTTGATCTTGTAATCGTAATGAAAGATCACTCTTGGTACGAACGAAATTTAAATGACGGGGGCTGGATTCATAAGCGTATGCCCTACTTAGCTATAAATCACCAGCCTTTTAAATACGTTTCAGAAGCCGATAGCCCAAATGGCTCATGGCCCTGGAGTACGTTAGAAGAACTAAATGACTGTGAGGAGGTAGCGCAATGAGCACAGAAGTAAAAGTATTATCAACAAGCACAAGAACTAACTTAGAAGCATTGAAAATGTTAGCGGAGAAGAAAAATGATAACGATTGATTTAGATAATAAGTTTGCCATCGTCAGTGACGGCGAAGCGCTCAACATTGTTCAGAAAGATGGCAAAATGCGAAAGAACGGTACTCCATCGGGACAAAAGTGGTGGTTCAACACGTATGGCCAAGCTATCAAGTTCTACGAAAAGAAAGTTGACGCTGGAAGACCTATTCATTCATTGCGAGAACTAGCCAAGCAAATAGACAGCGGATATAAGCGTATTGAAATCATGGTAGATCAAAAACTGAAAGAGGCGGGGATTGAATGAGCAAGCGTACTCGTAAGCGACAAATCATGAAAGCAAAATTAATGAGCCTGCCGCCTTATCAAAGAAAGCGATACAAAGCACTAAACATAATTGCTAATGCGATTTGTTCCTGTGGAATATCGATAAATGAGCTATCAAAATCAAAGAAACACCATAGTGTGACGAATCGAAAGAGGTGGAAGTAATGAAGCAATTACCGTTATGTGTGGGGATTGTCTGTGTAACGGCAATTATTATCACAATAATTATCTGCAAGGTTAGCCTTGAAACAATATTTAGTCTGATTATTGGATTGATGATTATTGCTTTTGTAGTTGCCAACTTAATTGATTTATAAGGCGGTATGAAGAGCAAGACGAAATGGAGTGTGTTTATAAAGAATGATAAAGCTGTATAGAGTTAACGCTTTTTTTGATAGCTATATTGTTAAGGCTGCTAATGAGGAAAGAGCTAAAGAACTAGCTTGGTTTAATGAGATGGAAGTAATATCTGAATCGTGGATAGATGAATATGATGTTCAAGAACTAGACATTAAGAATATGAACGTTGAAGAGGTCATATCTGGAGGCAACTAATGAAATTAACTGAAAAGCAAAAGAATTGCCCGTATTGCCATCACAAAAAGAATATTGTCAACATACCGGGATTGTGTGTCTCAATAGATCCTAAGGTCTCTAATGGCAACTTAACTATCAAATATGATGCATCGAACAAAGACATGACAGATAACAATATTGTCATTGGAGATGACGATGGCTATGTGTTTGGCGGCTGGAATTTAACTATTAATTGTTGCCCTATGTGTGGTCGACCACTGAACGAGGAGGAAAAATAATGACAAAAGAAGAAATATTCAATGATTTTATCAAAAAAGTAAAATGGGACAACTTCCAAATTATTAATGTATGCAGAAGCAACAGAGACAATGTTCAATCATTTAGTTTTGAAATTACTGATAAACAAACTGCCACTAACATTGAATTAGCTAATAAACTTTCAAAAGAGAATGCGGAAGTTGCAGGCAGAATGAATCGACTAGATGAGTTCATGCACACAGACGAGTACAACCGATTAAGCGATAAAGAGCAGCGCTTAATGATTATTCAGTACAACGCTATGCAAGTGTATGCTGATGTACTTTTGCAACGGATTGATGAGATTAAGGAGCGTTTGTAATGCACTTTTATCTAGTTGATGATGACAACTCATCTAAAGTCATTGTTGCTCATTCAAAGGATGAAGCTTGGCGTGCTGCTTCTAAGCGTGATTTTGGAGATCCTGTTGATCCAGAAGCATTCTATGAAATTACTATGTTGGCGCCAAATCACTATAAGAAGGCGCAAATTATTGTGGAAGAAAGGTGATCGCTTAATGCTACACAAATATAAAAAGATAGTTCCAATTAAGGCTGAACAGTTCGATGGGTCAGATGAAATGATGAAGAAATATTGTATTACCGATGATGGCTTTGGTGAAACCTTTACTTTTCGGAAAGATAATAATTGTTTACCGCTAAAACGTGGTTGGTGGATTGTTAATCTTGGGAAGATTACCGTATTTGATTATACATTCACTGATTGGAAAACAATGAGTGATGAAAAATTTCGTAAAACTTATGAGAGGTGCGACTAATGATTAGATATGATGGCGAAGTTGTCTACTCTGAGTCAGGGAGTGGCATTAGAGCAAACAACCGGATGCTTTTTAACGAAGCGCAGGTATCAGCGATTAAAGCAATCACTAATGGTGAGTTCAAGCGCCAAAGTGATTTTGGCACAGTTTACGTTGTCAAAGATCAACTAGTAGATGATTACGGTGTTTTAGAGATTATCAAAGTCTTTGAGCAATTAGATGATGCGCAGAAATATGTGATGGCTCATCCACGAGCTGCGTTGTTGCCAAGAAAGGTGATCAAGCATGGCAAAGTCAAAGAGCAAAAGTAAAAACCGCCGACGCAAGAAGCGTCAACGGCGAGAAGAAAATAAATTAAAGCGGGAGGAAAAGAATGATTAAGGATTTATTGAAATACATTCCTCTGGTATGTTTTACAGCAATTATTATCACGGAAATTTTATGTGGCTTTGATAAGCACATGATTGGATATGCAGTCTTTGGATTGTTTGTCTTACTAATGTTTGGAGCTGTTTAATGAAAAAAGACGCTCTACTGTGAGAGCGCCCTTGAGATATATGTATAACAAAATAATTATATCACAAGGGGAGTAGGGCAAGTGAATAGCATATTTGAAAAGTATAAACGTGATGAATCGTGCGACATGGCTCGTGAATGGTTGTCTAAATATTGGTATTGGAGAGATGAAGCCGAAAAAAAGAAGATTACGCTAGGATCGCCTGATTTTGACGGACAGCCTAAAGCAAAGACATATGATCCTGACCGTCGTATGATCGATTGGACAAATGCACAAAACGAATGGAGGAGACGTGAACTAGTTCTCAAGTACATTGCTTCAAAGGGAGACGAGCATGAATTATATGCGCTTATACTGGATAATCGCTTTGTTCATCATCATCGCTCAATAACAGAGGTAAGAATGAAACTGAATATCTCTGAGCGTACTTTTAACCGTATGCAGAAAGAAGCATTGTGGGAAGCAGCGAGGATAATTCCTACTAATGTTTTAGTTGAAAAGTAAAGTGGCGGTGTTTTGGCGGTAAAATGGCGGTACTTTGGCGTGATTTTCAAGAAAAACAGCCTTATTATGGTATTGTCGAATGATTACGAAAACGACTTTACTTTTCAAATAACGTGCCCGAGCAAGCCTTTAACTGCTCTACGTATTTTCAAGACTCATTACTATACTCACAATAGGGATCTCTTGTTAAGCGTAGGAAGTGTGGAATCCGGTAACCAAGCCGACGCGATGGTGGCAGATGACCATAATCCACGTAGGGTATTAGCTATGGAAACGTTGATACCCAGTAAATCATGATTTATGTTTAAGACTGGCACTCACCTTCTATATGTTTTCTAATACTACAGTGATGATTGATTCTTAGGTGGAGTGTTTATAATACGAGTGTGTGCGAATTTCTCAAAATAAAACCTTAATAGAGTGTCAGTCCTTTATGCGAATATGCAAATTAGATGCCAAGTATCCTGGAGTAGTCCAATACTTGTGGGGGCAGTTCCCAATATTCGCAATTGCAGTGCTTTACGAGTCGCACTGCTTGCTGAGATCCAAGATGGGCACACAAGGTCTCGTGTGACAAAAGTGTGGTTTGAATCCACCTCTCGGCTTTATCACGGCAAACTAAACTATGATAGGAGATGAAAGCTCCTCTTTCGTAATTACATAGTACTTTTTTGTCCAAGCCGTGATTTAATACAGAGATGCAAAGAGCAACAAAATTCAAAAACGATTAGTGGATGCAAGCATTTCTGTATTATGCTGATAAAAGGTAGGGCTGAATACCCTAATGGCACGGTTCGATTCCGTCCATCAGCATTCAAGGCTCATCTACTTTTTAAAACAATCAACGAAAGGAGGAAGCACCTACTTGCTATGATGTTCTTCTATATGCCTTGATGTAAAGTCTCCAATCTACGGGGGCTTTTTTTAATATATGAAAGGTGATAATTATGAGCAAACATATCACGGTTAAAGAAGTAAAAGATATTGTTAATTCATTTAGTGAGAATGCAGATTGGGAGGGAATGCATATGGAAGAAGACGATATGTATGAGGATGTGCTTAGGGCGATTGCTGACGGTGATCCACATTCAAAACTGCTAGCAAGAGAGGCTCTGAAGTCAAAGAATGTTAAATTCACTCGGTGGTATTCATGAGAACGACTAAGAATTGGGGCTTTACTAATAGTGGAGCCGAATTATATATGTTAGCTCATGCTGAACGAACGAGAAAGGAGCTTGAACGTGAGTCTACTAGATCAAATCAAAACACAAGCAAGTATCACCGACAGCGTTCTAGTGTCTTTCAGCATGGGGAAAGATAGTATTGCAGTGATGGATTTATGCTTCAAATACTTTAAGCACGTACAACCATTTTTTATGTATATGGTGCCAGGGCTTCAATTTCAAGAAGAAGCACTAGCAAAGTATGAGCATCACTACAATACGCATATTATCCGTGTACCGCATTTTGAGACGGCAGACTTTTATCGTTATGGTTCCTTCCGTGATCCGGATTACAGCGTGCCACGTGTCAAAATACGAGGTATCTATGCTTATTTGCGTAAGCAGACCGGCATTGCATGGATAGCTGGCGGTGAGAAGATTAACGACTCAATTGTCCGTAGAGCCATGTTAAAACATTCAGGGAGTATAGACACTCAACGAGGACGTTTTTACCCTGTAATGTACTGGACGGACAAAGAAGTTAAGCACTACATCAAAATGAACAAGCTACTGTATCCAAAGTTCAATCGTGAATTAGGATTTAGTTTTCATTCATTAGCCGGTAAAGAACTATCAGCAATCAAAAAGATATACCCGCAAGACTACGAGAGGATACTTAAATTCTTCCCGGAAGCGCAGGCGGGTGTTTTACAATACGAGGCTTACAAGAAAGGAGGAGATGAATAATGGCACGGCAACGAGTTATGTCTGAACAGCAATACCTTAATAGCAAAGGTGTAGGTAGTGCTGTGAGTGATTATATGATGGATAAGACAGTCGTGCGTAAGTCTGCATACCATCAGCGTCAAGACGAAAGATCACGAAAAGCCTTAAAGCAGAATCAAGATCAGTATTATGCCAAGCGTAATCAAGCTAGACGAGAATATCGGCGTTTAGTTTCAAGTGGCAAAGTAAGAGCACCCACTCAAGCAGAAAAAACGTGGAATACGGCTCATGGCTTGTCTGAAAATAGATCAGTGCAAGCGGCCCGACGTGTTCTTGCTAAGCATGGTGTTGATTGGAAGACGGGTAAACGTATTGCTCCAGCAAGGGGGCGTGGATTGTGGCCCACTTTTACTCACAAGGGCTCTTCTGGCAAGTCAAGCGGATAAGAGGTGAAGTTAAGTGGCAAAGCGTAAACAATTGCAGTCGTTCGAGTATGGGACAATCACCCGTGACAAGGTTAAATTAGCTGATTACAATCCTCGTATCATTGATGAGAGCAATTTAAAAGAATTAACTAAAGGATTACGTACGTTTGGCTTAATCAAGCCGCTAGTAATTAACAAGCGCACTGGTAATCTTGTTGAAGGCCATCAGCGAATAGCTGCAATGGATAAGATGTATCGCAAGAAAGATTATGAAATTCCAGTAGCATACATTGATGTTGACGAGAAAGAGGAAAAGACGCTCAACGTCCAACTCAATAATCCATCAATGCAAGGTAGCTGGGACTTGGGCGCCTTAGCCGACTTGAACGCTGACGGGATTAACTGGGACGATATGGGCTTTAACAAGGCTGATATTGATTTTATGTACGATGGTGAGGTCGATTTTGATGGAGATGCTAGTGATGAACTTAATGGTGTTGCTGATGGTGATAGCAGCATGGATGAACAGTCGGTGGTAAGTAAGCGCGACACTCCATTCGATGAAGAAGTCGAAGATGAGAAAGACAAGCTTGCTGATATGTCCGAATTAAACGACGAGGACGGTCTAGAAGAATTTAATAAGAAAAAAGCTGAGTTTCGTCATAAGGATAACGACAACACGATCATTAACTTCTATACCAAAGTAGTATTTCCTAGCAATGATGCAAAGAAGGACTTCTACAAGAAAGCCAACATACCAGCCAATGAAGAGTACATAACCTTTGACCAAGTTAAACGATACTTTGATAATTAAAAGTGAGGTGTAATCAATGGGACGCAAGCCGTTAATTGATGAGCATACCTCCGAAAAAATGCAAAGCTATTTAATGGCTGGTGTGTCACTTAAAGATGCCTGTACGTTGCTGGGTATCGGTTACACCACATGGAATGATTATGAGCGTAAAAATCCAGATATTCGGAGGAAAAGGAAACAATGGCAGGGCATGCTTAAAGCTAGAGCAAAGATGAATATTGCTGAACATGTTTTTGGGAACAAAACAAAAGGCATCGAGCCGAGTGCTGAATGGAGTAGATACTTACTTGATTCTATTACTGCGCAAGAAACTAAGAATGTTCAGAACGCCTTGTCGCGCGCTAACGCTCGTAAGATTAACGCAGAAACAAAGCGGATCGAAGCTGAAACGAAGCGACTTAACTCAAACGATGAGGGTATTACTAAGATTGTATTCAGTGATGACTTAAAACCGGATAAAGAGGACGATAGCAAACAGAAAGGAAGTGAAGACGATGGAGCAGACACTAAGCCTAAGTAAAATTGTTGGCGGTGGCTATTATGACTTTTGGCATGATAAGCACTTTTACCGCGTTGTTAAGGGCTCGCGTGCTAGCAAAAAGAGCAAAACAACAGCGCTCAACATGATTTACCGGCTGATGAAATATCCTTGGTCTAACTTGCTTGTTGTACGACGCTACTCAAACACTAATCGACAGTCAACCTATGCGGATCTCGTGTGGGCTATCCATCGTTTCCATGCTGAGCATCTTTTCAAATGCAATCCATCCATGCCGGAGATAGTCTATAAGCCAACAGGTCAACGGGTTATCTTTCGTGGGCTTGATAAGGCGTTAAAACTTACTTCAATCACTGTTACGCACGGGTATTTATCATTTGTGTGGATTGAGGAAGCTTATGAAATTGAAAATGCTGATAAATTGGAAACGTTGCAAGAGTCTATTCGTGGTCGGATTGATGTTCCTGGGGCCTTTAAGCAGATTACAGTGACTTTCAATCCTTGGAATGCTCAACATTGGCTAAAGCGGACGTTCTTTGATCCGGAAACACGTAAAGCTGACACGTTCGCCCAAACAACCACTTTCAGATGTAATGAGTGGCTCGATGAACAAGATAGGCAACGCTACTTGGATTTGTATAAGACCAATCCTCGACGTGCTAAGGTGGCAGCAGATGGTGACTGGGGAGTAAGTGAGGGCTTAGTCTTTGAAGATAACGTTGAACGTGTTGAATTTGACCCACAAGAAAAGCTGACCGAATGCGGGCACGCTGGATTTGGGCTTGATTACGGCTTTGGTGGTGACCCGAATGCGTTTGTAGCATTGGCAATTGATCCAAAGAGCAAGAATATTTGGATCTACGATGAAATGTATACGTATCACCAAACAACGCCACATATTGCCGACTGGCTCAAAAAGAACGGCTATCAGCACGCTTCAATTTATGCTGATTCTGCTTCACCAGAGCGCACGCAACAGCTTTTAGACTTGGATATAGATAATATTCAATCTGTTGTTAAAACGCCAATAGAAGCTGGAATAGATCAACTATGGCAATACAAAATCCACGTTCACCCGAAATGCAAAAACATTTGGAACGAGTTCAATAATTATGTGTTTGATACTGACAATATCGGTAACACACTCAATCGCCCGAAAGACGAGAACAATCACGCAATGGACGCGTTGAGGTATGCGGTACGTCAATATATGGATATGTATGATGGCTCGATGGGCGTTGATTGGGGTAATCAGTATCACATCGCTAGAGAAATGGGGCTTGATATTTAATGCAAAACACAATTCCACAACAACATCGCTTTGATTTGGAAGCTAACCGAGAATATCAAGTTCCGGTTAGCTATTTTAATACGATCAAAGATTATCCAATGCAACTATACGAAACAGCTTATAAGTTCATTCGTCACCACATCGACAGAGAAGTGCCACGATTAAAAGAACTTATGCGCTATTACTATGCTGATACGAAGATTAAGAAATGGGCTGGGTCACCTAATCCAGACAATGCGCATAATCGGGTGTCAACAGGCTTTGCACGCTACATTACCAATATTCGTGTGGGTTACTTCATGGGTAACGATATTCAATACAAGATAGCGACTGATGATGACAGCATGAAGTCATTATCCGCAAGGCTTGATGACTTACTTACTCATTACAACGACAATGCAAACACGCCTTACATTGATGAAATGCTGAAAAAAGATTTATCAATCATGGGTCGTGCTTATGATCTTGTCTACGTTAACGAAGGTGAAACAACGTTAAACTTAGCAAAGATTGACCCGACAACGTGTTTTGTTGTTTATGATGATTCAATCAAGGCTAAGCCGCTGTTTGCTGTTCGCTACTATCAGACAGGTGTTTTAGATGAGTTGCTACGTGAGAATTACGAGATTTACACTGATTCGATGGTCTATCGCTATCATTCAGATGGCGGATTGCCTGAGACTAACTCACCAGTTAACAGCGTTGTGTTTGACAGTCAAGAGCCGTTATTCTTTGAACGGGTACCGTTGACAGAATATAAGAACAACGAAGAGCGTTTAGGCGATTGGGAGCCTGAGATTGATCAGATGGACGCACTAGACAAGGCGATTTCCACGATGGCAAACTTCCAAGAAGATTTTAACGATGCTGCTATGGTAGCAACTGGTCGCTTTGCTAATAAGACTAAGCCAGTCTATGCAAAAGATAAGCAAGGTAACGTTCAGATGGGTAAAGATGGTAAGCCAGTTGTATTGGTACCACCTAGACCGATCATTGATCCTAAACATCACATGTTTTACCTAGAGCCTTACATTGCACGTACTGGACTGAGTGAAGGACAGCGTACAGTCGTAACTCCTACGCTTCAATACATCACAAAACAATATGATTCCGCCGGCTGGTCTACTTACACCAATTTCTTAATCAATGAAATTCATAAGTATACCAACACACCGAACGTCAATGATCCTAACTTTGCTTCTAACGCGTCCGGTGTAGCAATGAGTTACAAGTTATGGGGAAGCGATCAAGAGCGCAAGATACAAGAAGCACTATACAAGCGTGGTTTACGTGCTCGTATTAGTGCTTGTATTGCTTACTGGAACAAAATTAATGCTTTGCCCGGTGAGAATGATATTTCTGTGCTTGCTGATATGGTCAAGCCTAACTTTGATCCTAACTTGCCAAAGAATGACGAGGAGACAGCGCAACTTGTACAAACCTTATCTGGCATTCCGGGACTTGAAAGTATGAAGTCATTGCGTGAGATTACGCAACGCATTACCGGTGTATCACCTGATGATGAGCAACAGCGGATTGATGATGAAGCAGAGGAAGAAGCCAAAAAAACAGACGACTACAAGAAAGGCCGAATTGGTATTGGTGAAGTATTTGCTACTGGCGAATCTGCACAAGTTGAACAGCCAAAGGGTGATAAGTAATGACGGATAAAGAATGGTTTGACCAGTTAGACAAGATATTTAATCCGAATAGTCCTAGTGTGCAAGCATTACGTGACGCTGTTGAACGTGCAGAACATAAACAAGAAGTTACTTTTGATCATTTTTTCAATAACGGTTTGAAGTGGAATGATAAAGCGAACCCAGCAGACGTTAAAGCGGTATTCGACGCTTTACGTGAGTTACGCAATATAGCTCATACACCACAGCAGAAAGCCGTTGTCGGTGCTTTGCTGAACAATTTACCGTATAAGACTAATCTTGACGTAGCAAAGCTTACAAGCCGAATTAACATTGCCATGCTTGGGCTTGACGTTGCTAAGAAGCTGCAAGCTGAGCAAACAGAAATTGTTAATAAGGTGACTGAATTAACTGGTAAACAACACGGCGGATATAATACCCAACTGAGACGCCGTGCCTTGCTCCGTGTCGCCACACAAACGGGTAATGATACAGATACATTGCCACTCATCTTTAAGCACGCACAACGCCTCTCAATGGATTTAGATAAGGTGATTGATTTTCAAGTTAAAAATCACATGAACCCCAATTCATTAAAAAAGGCAGCTAAAGAAGCGCTAGAAGGTGACAAGCAGTGGAATTATAACTCTGATAAATGGCGGTCAACGGTGCAGAAACGTTACATGCACACGAAAGCAAATCTTGAGCGAATATTTGTTACTGAGGCAAAAGTAAGCCAGATGAAAGTAACCGCAAAAAGCCTGAAAAACAACGGCTACAAGTACGTTAAAGTGGTGAGCCGTCACAGTACCAACGTTTGTAAGTATTGTGAGGGAATGGACGGGACAAAAGTTAAGATCGACAGCATTGTAGTCGGTATCAACGTACCACCATTCCACCCACGTTGTGCATGTAACATCATTCCTACTGAAACACCAGTTAAGGAAGCGCTAGAGGACTTAGGATTGTGAGGTTGACTATATGGATAATGAAACTTTTATTAAAATGGCAAAACAACGTTTGTTCGCAGAACTACATCCAAATCGGCAAATGTCACGCCCAAACGAAGCGGGTATGTATGTTTCTTGGCTGTGTAAAATTGGCAAAAACAACAAATGTGTAATTGGAATCATTGGGAGCGATGATTATTACGAGATTAGTTATTTCAGTGACGAAGGAGTTTTTGTGATGGATCATTACTCGTTGAAAAAGCATAAATACATTTAGCGACTATTCAAACGGATAGCCGTTTTTATTATGCCTTCAAACGTGCTGACAGGCGTTAAAGAGCGGACGGGTTTCCTCGACGGAGGTTAAACGGAATTCATCGACGGATGTAAAACGGAGGTATTGATAATGGAAAACGAAAATGAAGTTCAAACTCAACAGCCTGTACAAGAACAGGATAATCAGCCAACTCAAAACGAGGGGCAAGAAGAGAAGCCTAAAGTAGAGTTCACACCTGAACAACAAAAAGCTATTAGTGCTTTGCTTGATTCCAAGATTGCTAAGGAACGAATCAAAGCAGATCAAGAAAAGCAAGATGCCATCGATAAGGCTATTGCACGTACTAAGATGTCTGCTGAAGAGCGAGCTAAAGCGGAACAAAAAGACCGTGAAGACGAGTTCAATCGCAAGCAACAAGACTTAGATCGTCAATTACGGGAAGTAAAAACTAAGTCAACGTTGATCGATAAGGGTATTACTACTGATCTACTACCGCTCGTTATGGGTGCTGATGATGATGAAACTTCACAACGTTTGGATTTATTAGATCGATACGTTCAAAAGAAGGTACAAGAAGCCACTGAAAAGCTTATGAGAGGTAAACAAAATCCAATCAATGGCAACAGTGGCTCTAACGTTTCTCTTAGTGATAATCCTTGGTCTGCACAATCATTCAATATCACTAAGCAACAAGAAATTTTTAATCAAGATCCAGAAAAAGCCCGGCAAATGATTGCACAAGCACAACCCAAGCAGGGCTTTTATGTTGGAAAAATAAATTAAGGAGTGAATAGTAAATGGCTGATATTCAACAAGCTACACAATTAGCAAATATGCAAATTCCCGAAGGTTGGGCCGCCTACCAAGCTCAACAGTCGGTGGAACAAGACCAATTCTTTCAATCTGGTGTAATTCAAGCGGTACCTAGTATTGCTTCTGCTTTTACTGGCGGTGGTAAGTTGGTAAACATTCCAATGTTCAAGCCTCTTGAAGACGTAGCACCACAAAACATTGATGATACCAAGGACATTGCGCTCAATACAATTGGTACTCAATTAGCACAAGCCCGGCTTTATGGTTTCTTACAAGCTTGGAGTGCTACTGACCTTTCCGGCGAATTATCTGGAACTGATCCACTTGGCAACATTGGTACTTCTGTTCAAACTTACTGGCGTCATATTAACGAAAAGATTCTTTTGGGCACTATGGATGGTGTTTATGCTTCAGATAGCATGAAAGACAAGAATCAATTTAATGCTGCTGATAATCGGCGAAGTGATAACACATTCTCACTTAAAAACTTTAATGAAGCACGTTTCCAATTAGGTGATCGTTACCGTGATCTTGCAACTGTTGTAGTTCACTCAAATATCTTGAAAGAATTACAAAATGCTAACATCACTGATCCAAAGACTGGTAACACTATCTTAATCAACGGTAATCAATTACCAACTCAAATTTCAGCTCCAAACCCTGGTGACTCTATTAAGGGTGTACGAGTAATCGTTGATGACACAATGCCTGTAAAAGATGGTGTATATACTAGCTACTTATTTGCTTCTGGTGCATTTGGCTGGTCTGAATTGCCAACTCCACGTGCTGCCGAAACAGGTCGTGACGCATTACGTTTCCAAGGTGTTGATTATCTTATTAGTCGTCGTCGCTTTGTATTGGCTCCACAAGGTATGAGCTGGAATGAATCAGCATTTGCAGCAGATAATCCTAATAAGCCATTCCCTGGTATGGAAGATTTAGCAAATGGTAAATACTGGAACCGAGTATTTGATCCTAAGATTATGCCTTACGTTAAGTTCACAACCACTGACGAAGCAATTAAGCAAGGTACAACGACACCAACAGCGCCTACTAAGTAATGAGGTGATTGAATGGCTGAACTAGACGCAACGAACGATATTCAGCGTATGCAAACTTTATTAGGAATCGATTTAGACGATGCCGATAAAGGACGTGTTGAAGCTTATATCGTGCAGGCTAAGCAAGCCATTATGGTTTATATCCGCAAGTATCTTGACGACAATAATTTCCCTACTGAGTTAAATTACTTAGTCGATCAGTTAACGTTAGCAAAGTACAACAAGTTTCACAACGAGGGTATGAATAGCATTTCAGAAGAAGGGCTATCAATGACCTTTAACTCTAATGACTTAAAAGACTATTTACCTGACATTGAAGCTTGGATTGATTCAACTGGTAAGGGTGATTTAACTGGAAATGCAATCGGGTGGTTCTAATGCGATACGATCAGACGGTTTATTTGATTACTGAGACAGCCAACGATGGTGATGACCTCAACTTTGAGGGCACGACAACCGCTAAAAAGGTCAAGGCTAACGTTAAGCGAACGAACCTAACACTAGGAAATGGTGAAATGTACGATGCCACTATCGTTCGAGTATTTGGCGAATGTGAAGCAGATGAGATTGGCTTTGCTGATTATGACCAAAACAGTGGCAGAGGTGCCAGGAAGATTCAGAAAGTCGGACGGCACTTCAATCGCACTGATTTCTACATCGTCAACAGCGAGGTGATCTTCAATGCCAAATGATAGCTACGAGAACTTACCACGTGTTAATTTCTCTGTTAATACTAGCGATTTTGAACGTGCAAGAGCCGTCGCTCAAAACTTAGCAAGAATGGGAATGCCTGAGGCAATGGACGAGTTCAATCGTGAATACGCTAGGGCAAAGGCTGCTAGTAAAATCTTTATCCGCAATGCGGCTGCTGAAGAAGTAGACGAAGCGCAAAAGATTGAAAGTCAAAAGGTAGGTCACAGCAAAAGCGGTTATGTGCCTACTGGGACGCTACAAGGCAGTATCACGCCCCAATTTAGCGAAGATGGTATGAAAGTTAGCGTCGTGCCCCTTGCAACTGCTGAGGACGCTGAAAAAGCCCGTAAGCAGATCAGTCAAGGAGTGAAGAAAATACGCAAAGTTAATAAGCCGTCAAAGAATGAAGACGCTTATTACTATGGTACTGCGGTGGAATTTGGCAAAGGGAGAAATCCTAAAGAGCCATTTATGAAACCAAGTGGCGAAAAGGTAGCCGCTCATCTTGATAAGAAGTTTGAAGATACAATGCGACAAGCATTAGAGTAGGAGGCAATATGGGCCCAGAAGCAGACCTAATTGTGCAGGTCAAAAAGGCTCTTCATCAGGTAAGAGCCCCCGTTTATTACGACGGGCAAAAGCACGATGCTGAATATCCACAAGTGATTATTGATTTAAGCAATATTCAAAATGAGCCTCGCTCCTATAAAGGGATTGAGGAAACTAAACTCACCATTTCTGTGGATGTTTACAGCAAAATAGAAAGGCTTGACATACTGCTAGATATTAGCAATCAAGTCAGAAACATTATGCAACAAGTACGATGCGCACACTGGCGATCAGAATTTGACGATTACAGCGTGCGTATTTTAGTTGATGAGTCATACCAAGGAGAGTCGCTTAAAAGAGCGGCTTTTTTGTTTGACTTCATTACTTACGGAATAGCAATCAAGAAAGGAAATGATTAAAAATGGCAGGATTTACAGCGAGTGACGCTAATATCGATCCAAATTCTATGAGCTTGGCGGACAAAATTGTCTACGGATGTATGTTCGAGTGGGATAAGCCAGAAGATAAGATTCACCTTCTAGGACTTCAGGCAGCTACTTCAACTACTGATAACTTGGCATCACAAGCAGTTAACTTAAAAGGCGGTTCAATGCATGCTCCAGGTGCTACAACTGAAACCTTTGTTGTTGATAGCTACTGGCGCAAGATTGATAACTACATTCAACGCAGTTTACGGCGCTGTGTTCATGAAAAAGTACGTTTAGGGATTTTTCGTTTCGACTTTAATCGAATGAGGAAAGACCCTAAAGATCCAACTAAATTTATTGTTCCCGGTTTGTTTGGAAAGGCATATCCAAACGGGGTGCCACAAACAGAAGCGGTTAATAACTTGCTTCACTCAAACATCACTTACAACATCGATGGTGAAACACAAGAAGGTGTGACTGGTCAAGATGAAATGGAACCAGCACTTTATCAGATTGGATTAAAACTCTACACATACGCTCATAATACCGATATGGGTGGCACTATGGACCCTATCGCTGATCCAATGGACGTTTATTCACAAAACAACGGTGGTTCAACAACACCAGCACAACCTAAGTAATTTCAGGAGGAATTAAATCATGCAAGCATTAACAGTTCAAGTAAACCCACAAGCACAACCCGCAGTATTCACTCCAAAGCTAAACTATGGCTTTTATTTACAAACACGAGACGATAAATCATTAGCAAAGAACGGCCAAGACGGTTTTTCAGCATTAGTGAACGGTTTGCTTGATGAGAACGTCGATATGATTATCGCTGCTTATCATCATTCTTTTGCATGGTACAATCGTTCTCAACCATCAGCAACAGCCGTTGAAGAAGCACTTGAAACGGCGATGTTTAACGATGAGAAGGCTACCGATGAAGCTTTTGACGATATTCTTAAGTCATTGCAAGCTAATGATTTTTTAGCCCGGAAGTTAAACGAGTTTATCAAGAACAACGACAAGCTAACAGCTACAATGAAGAAACATATCGAATCCATGACGGACGAAGACAAGAAAGATCAAATGGAGATTGGTATGACCCAAATCGACGATTCAACAACGAAGCTTCAACAGTTGATGACCCCACAAGAATCATCGCCGAAGCAAGACGAATCGGACTCACACCTGTTGAACTAAAAGAATTAACACCGAAGGAGTTTAAAGCAGTCCAGCGAGGCTACCAACTCCATTTAGTTGATCAAAGAGACTTAACTTTATTCGCTAAAACGGTGCCACAACAGACTGTTCCGTTTGAGCCTCAACAATCAATAGCCGACTTGATTAAGCAGTTGCAAGAGCGTAATCAAGCTATCGGTAAGGATATTGCTGAGGGACGAGATGAACAGCCACAGGTTCCGAAGAAAACTATCGCAAGTCAATTGCTAATGGAAATGCTGGGAGGAGGGTAGTTCATGAGTAGTCCAGTTGTTGCAAAAGAGTTTCTTTGGAAATTCCGTGATGAAATTACACAAGGCGTCGCTAAAGCCCGTCAAGCTATGCAAGAAGCAGTTTCCGTAGCTAAAGAAGCAGGTATGAAAGTATCTGATACTGGCGAAGATTGGAAAAAGATGGGTAACGATGCTGAAAACTCTGCTCGTAAAGCCTCCCAAGCAGTTAAAGAATCAGCAAATGCTTCTCGTGAAAGTATTGAGAAAGTTAGGGTGCTAACAGAAAAGCTTAATGACACAGTTGCCCGGATTCCGACTTCAAAATCTTTCAACTTAAAAGCAAAATTTGATGATAATAAGCTAAAAACTTTCTCTAGGAAAATTCACGATATTCCTAAACAGAAATCCTTATGGTTGAGGATAAAAGACGGCTTTTCTAATTATCTGAAAAACGCTCAACAAGATGCTGACAATACGAAAAAGTCATTCTCTAATCTAAGAGAAGTAATGACTGGTACTTTCTTAGGAAATGCTGTTCTTAACGGTATTCATGGAATTAGTAATGGATTAAAAGGTCTCATTGCTACTGGGTATCAATATACCCGACAACAGCAAACAATGATCGCTAGTTGGAATACGTTAACTGGGTCTGCTTCTAAAGGTCAAGAAATGGTCGACATGACCAACAAACTTGCTATTTCAGCTCAGAACTCAACTGAAATGGTTAATGACTTAAATCAAAAGTTTTACGCTGTCACGAATAGTGCTGGTAAGACTAAAGACTTATCGCAAGCTGTCTTAACCTTGCAAGATGCGTTTAATCAAAGCGATGCTTCTATTGAGAATTTCTCAACTCAATGGGCACAAATGGTCGGTAACGGTAAAGCAAGTGCGCAAGATATGTTATCAATTCAGAACGTATTTCCAAAGTTCCGGCAAGAATTGTTAGCTTATGAACGTGATGCAACCCATAACAAAAACCTAACCATGCAGCAGATGAACGACATGATGAGTCAAGGAAAAATTAGTTCTAAGGCTATGAATGATGTTCTGATTGGCATGGGTCATAAGTACCAAGATGCTACAAAGAACTTCACCAACACTCTTGATGGTATGGGGCGGATTATCAAGACAACGGCGCCACGATTACTCGGCGCAATGGTCGAACCGTTTACCAAGGCGCAAAATCCAATTTATAAAGCTGTTTCTAACTGGGTATCTGATCCTAGAACACTAAAAGAGTTTCAGAACGCTGGGAAGAATATTGCTAACACTTTTAATAGCACATTGAATGGCCTGTCAACGGCATTTCATGGGCTAGGTCAAGTTATGGGACCCGTTATGAAGTCATTCGGAAGCGGTGCTTGGGTCGGATTCTCTACGACACTTAAAGTCATTGCTGAAGGGCTTGTAACGATTACCTCGTTTGCTGGCAAAGTAGCTTCATCAATCACTGGTATATCAAAGCGACTCGGCTTCTTGAAAATTCAGCAGGCAGCTGCAAAAGCGCTTGGAGTTGCATTTGGTGGGCTTGTAGCAGTCATAGCGACGTATAAGACGGTGTCACTTGCTTCTACTGCTGTAACAAAGACTTTTGCAGCTGCTCAAGCTGCACTTAATGTTGTCATGGATGCAAATCCAATTGGGCTTGTTGTCCTTGCTATTACGGCATTGGTAGGCGCCTTTGTTCTTGCTTACAAACACATTAAGCCATTTAGAGACATGGTTAATAAAACAGGAGAAGCAATTAAGAAACTTTTTACTGGTAAATATGATTGGGAACAATCTTTCGGTAAAGGATTATCTAAACTTGGAAAGAGTTTTCAAAACTTTGCTAAGAAAATACCACAATTTTTCAAGGGTGTCGGCAAAGCAATAATAAAAACAATTGTTATTGGTTTGGCGTTACCAGTTGGAATTGGTATAACTCTAATGAAA